TGATTCACTCACTAACATCTTATAACGAAGTTAGATATCGAAAATTTGATTATTTTGGATCTTTAATTATTTTTAAAATTTTTGAGGCGAGAAAGATGGAAAAGACTTATAGAAAAACTTGTGACGACTGCAGGAACTCTATATTGGAGGATGATCTTCAACTTGAAGGTTATCTTTCCTTCGAGTGTCTCGGGGACGATCTCCCCGAGGACATGGTAGAAGAGGCGTTCTGTAACGATGATGCCTCTGATTGCACAGGCTTTGACCCTATAATAATAAAGGTCTGTGCATGTTGTGGGAAAGAAATAAACAAACCCGCTTACACCCTTAGATACACTTTCAGAGATGTTGGTTTTTGTTCTGAGGAGTGTATGATAAAAGAGATTTTCTAATTTTTTTTATTCGTTAGAAAGAATAAATTCAAAGGTATTTGTTTGTTAGAAAGAATAAATAAATTTTTATTATTTTTTAAAAAATTGGAGGATTGATAAAAATGGTAGAATTTTTCATAGGGATCATGGTTGGGATAATCCTAATGATGATCTATGGCCTGTACCTGGCAGCTAAGATTGAAAACAAAAAATAGGAATATTGAATATTTGATTATCTTGGATTTTTAATTATTTTTTCATTATTTAATCATTTTTTCATTATTTTTTTTCACATATTTTTTCTACAGTAGAACAAAGTAGATTCTAATATACACATCCACCATCCCAGGAGAGGGTCTATTCATTCTTATTTTCACATTCAAAACATTCTAGAGTTGGAAACGTTTAAATACAATTAACATTAATAGTATTATTAAAAATAGGTGGTGATCTTAAAATGTTTTCAGAGTATATTCCCAGGGACGAAAGGATGCATCCAATAACCAAAAAACTAGAAAAATATAAAACCAAGGTCGAAGGTGAACCGGTGAATCAGGAAAGAGCTATGAAGGAGTGGAGACAAAACCAGAAAAGAAGATATACAGATGTAGTTCTGTCCCGGTTAGATATGAAGGGAACACAGAAAGAAGAGGCCCATTATTTGGTGCAGAAATTTAATTTCCGGGATTTATGTAAACATTGCACTATGGAGCAAGTAGTTACGATAGTTTGTTTGTATGTGAAATTTTCATATACAAAAAAACGACCACTTTGTTATTTTGGTATTTCTAATGAGAATAATATAACCGAGTCTCTTTATGGCAGTGTTGTTACTAAACTGGCCACAGAGTTCCGGAAAGAAATATTATTACCATTTCACTAATTTTTTATTAGACCAGAGGGTTATATAATATACTGAGGATAAATAATATTAATCCTGGTGAGTATGTGGTAACAGTTAATAAGACTAGAAAATCATTTTTTAATCCTTCTCAACCTATTCCCACCCACCTCAAACACCCCCTGCATAGATGCCCTGAATGTGGGGGTAAAAACTTATTTTATGAACGCAGAGAACGTGAACTTGTCTGTCAGGACTGTGGACTCGTCTTAATGGGCCAACACCCCTACGTAGCTGGTAGGGTGAAAATCAAATACCCCTTTGGCCTGGGACTGGAAGAAGAGAATTATTATTAACTTTTTTCGTAATATTAATCACTCAACTATATGAGTAAGAAACCGTGTTAAAACAAAAATATAACCTAAGACGGAAACAGCAACTCGCTATCATACCCCTAGGCGATATACACTGGGGTAGCCCAGATACAAACTATGAATGGCTGGAATACTGGAAAAAAACCATCCAAAAAATCAGTAGCAAAAAAAGAATATACCTCATGGGCGACCTCCTCGAATGCGGGACTAAAAAACTCGCTAACAGTGCATTTGAACAGGGAATAAGCTTAACCGACCAGATGCTGGATATAATCGACTTCCTAGAACCACTCAAAGAGGATATTGTCTTCGCCGCCAATGGTAACCACGAACTCCGCCTAATAAAAGATTTCGACCTTGACTTAACCAAACTAATCTCACGACAACTAGGATGTGAATGTGGGAATCAATACATCGACACATTCAACATCAACGATAAACCAATCAGTATATATATATCGCATGGTGCTGGGTCCAGTAAATACCATTACACCGCCGAGGCGAAGATGATACGCGACACCCAGACAATACAGGCAGATATATTATTACAGGGGCATAATCATCGCTGCCAATACTGGAGCATACCACTAAACACCCCAGAAGGGGTGAAACGCCGGCACTACGGTTTCACGGGTAGTTTCCTGGGTTATGGTGGCTATGCTGACCAGAAACAATTACCATTACTCCCAGAATCATTTTTATACCTTGGAATCAATAAAGACCATCGTGTTTTAAGTAATATCTTTTATATTGATGAAGTAGCACCAGAACTGATGAAAAAAACTTGGAGAATAAAATGACCTGTGTAGTTGGACTTATTAAGGATGGAATTGTTTATATCGGTGGTGATAGTGCTGGGACCACAGAAAATGATATGGACATATACCAGACTGATAAAGTATTCACCAGACCACCCTTCATATTCGGAGGGGCAGGGTCCTACCGTGGTATACAATTATTAAAATATGAACTGGAAATACCAGAGCTCATAGGCTACTATAACCAGGTGAAAGATGAAGATAATTATAACCCCGAAGCTTTCATGCACCTTGTCACAGAAGTTGTGAGAAAAACCTTCAAAGACAAAGGCCATACCATAATGGAAGCTAATAATGAATTACAATCAACACAAGCCCTGATTGGTTTTGATGGGCATTTATATCTCTTAGATGTTAATTTTGTCATACTTGAACCTAAAAAACCATTCACAGCCACTGGGAAGGGGCTTTCACCAGCCCTTGGAAGCTTATACAGTACAGAGGAAGTTATTAATGACCCTGTTTTAAGATTGTTGAAAGCCCTTAAGAGTAGTGAGTATTATACACCTGGTGTGAAAAGACCTTTTCATATAATGGCTATCAAAGACGGGAAAACTGTTCTAGACGAGAAATATGATTGAAATTAAACTCAGCCAGGAAATCGAAATAATCGATGGAAACATTCACTTGTGGCTACCAGTTGAATTTGCACGGGAAATAGTGAAAAAGGCTATGGACATCGGGGTAAAGAGTATAGAGTTTACTAATCTTGAGGAGTCTGGAACAGGTGAAGTTGTGTTATATGATTCTGAAATAGACCAACTACTAACCTGTTATGTGGAAATTAAAGAATAGTAAGATAATAATAATTTTTCACTATAGTGACAATTTTCCAAATTATTATTAAATTCTTTCACCACAGTGACAAAAAAATGAAAAATGGAGATGAAGAGAAATGGAAGTACAAGTAGCAGAACTGGCAATAATCATAATCGTAGGAATACTAAGCGGCTTCGCCCTTTACATGGGAAACACTGAAATGGCCAGCCTGGGAATGGGCGGACTAGTAGGATACCTCAGCCAAAACATCATACCCAGAGAATCCGGAATATAAAAAGGAACAACAAGAATCATCGAATTAGCAGGGTGAACATTGGATGGACCATGAATGCCAGAAAGAAGAGAAATTCCAGGAAATAGACAAAAACCTCAAACGAATAGAAAGGGAAGTTAAAGCAGAGGCTATTAAACATGAAGAGCTCCGTAAAACCATCAACAGCAAATTAGATAAAATAAGAGACCTTATCGAAGCCGGAGACGATAAAAACACAAAGAATATGTTCTTAATCATTGGAATGTTCCTCGGAGCACTGATAAGCATAATAGGCATATTTATTACATTGATCAAATAAATAAAAAGAAAAAAAATAGTTCAAGAATTGATGTTTTATGGATGAAGAACAAATCCACCTAGATGCCTTTGAGAAATACTTTGAGTGTAGACAGTCTGGTAAGAATAAAAGTGAATGTGTATCTGAACTTGCACTTGAGAATAACTTGAGTAAAACTACAATCTGGACGTGGAAGAAAAACTTTAACTGGGATGACCGGGAAGCTGTTAGAAGTGCAGAGATAAACGCAGAAGTACAGAAGAAAACTAATAGCACGATAATAGATAATAAAACGAAGTACCTGTCTTATGTCCATGCAATTTTAAATAAGATTATAGTTAAAAACCCAGATGGTAGTTTTGATATTAAATTGGACATTAAGAACATATCTGATTTTGAGAAGGTTACTAAATTAGGTTTACTACTCCAAGGCGAGGATACTGAGAGAACCAATATTAATACTAATAATAATCACTTTAACGATGAAACTCAAAAGAGTATTTTAGAAGAGGGATCTGATGAATGAACAATTACTCCCTGGAGGGTTTGGATTCCAGATTCTTAGATGACCTTTATCTATTCTACCAGTTTTTTGTTGCGAATGAGAAGTTTAAGGATAAACGTAAACCAGCACGACATATAAAAGAGCTAACACGTTACTTGATGAAACTAAAGCTCGGATTACTTGATAAGCATTTATGTGTATCGATGCCACCCCGACACTCCAAATCCTCGGCTATAACAATAGCATACCCATTATGGCTTATATTCCAAGACCCTAATCTTAACATACTAATCATTACCAATACCCACGCCCTGGCGGAGAAGTTTGGAATAGAACTAAGAGAGTTTGTTAAGAAGTGGGGGCCGTACTTTAACGTTTACCTATCAGATGTTAAAAAGAGCAGCACATATCTTAAATTCACAAACATGAATGGTAAATTATTAAATGGTTCAATAAGACTCACCGGAGCCGGCGGGTCTATAACTGGTTTCGATGCCGACTACTTAATTATAGATGACCCGTATAAAGGTGAGGAAGAGGATTTCACACCAACAGCCCTACAGAAAAAGATTGACTGGTATTTGACGGTTGTGGACCAACGTATAGAACCCAAGACAAAATTCCTAATCCTGCATACAAGATGGCATTCACATGATCTGATCGGATATTTCAAGGATAACCTTGCGGATGATTTTATTTTCATCGAATTCCCCGCTATCAAAGAGGATGGCACACCATTATGGCCTGAACAATATAATATAGAAGAGCTTGAAAAAAGAAAGAATAAGATAGGTGAAAGGTTGTTCAGTTCACAGTACCAACAGAAACCATTAGATGAAACATCTGATTTCTTTGACATAGACAAATTACAATATATTGATGAACTCGACCATAATGAAGAAATAATAGACTGGATAAGAGTATGGGATATACAATCATCAGAAAGTATTAAATCAGATTACACTGCAGGTTCTCTTATCGTCCTCACAAATCATGATAGGATAGGATGTACTGATATAGTCTATGGTCAATTTGCAGGTGGAACAAAACAGAAAATACTCAACACAGCCATGAAGGATGGTTATAACGTTAAGATACTTATTGAAACAGGAGTTGCAGCAGCTGGTGATCTACTATTCAAAGAATGGGAGAAACAATTAGAAGGTTACAGGGTTTACCGGGCCCAGGCTATTAAAAGTAAACCAGACCGGGCTACACCACTTAAGAATGGTATATTGGACAGGAACTTCTTTTTAATGCTTAATGATAAAAAATTAAAGGATAAAGTTAATAGAGAATTGCAGGCTTTCCCTGAGGGTCAGCATGATGATATTATAGATACTTTTGCTTATGGATATAATTATTTTTCTATGAGAACGAATAAGTCTTATGCTGGTGTTGGTTACATCACACTATAAAAAAATGATATTATAAAAGGTTGGGAAGATAAAATTGTCAATACTACAAACAATACAAAAAGCATTACCATTCCAGATAACACGTAAACCAGAAAGTAAACAAAACATATACACATCCGGCTACGGATGGCTATACCCATATATGGCGATGGCTGGTAACTATGGAACAGATAATGCTAAAACAGCCCGTGTAACCTGGACCACCTACTATAATGCGATGGAAACAGAAGTAATCTACTCCTGCATACAAGCCTACGTAGTAGAAACACTAGCCGCGAACTTCGACATATACAGTGATAATAAAGAAGAAGACGACCCCGATGTGATAGAGTATATAACAGACTTTTATAAAAGACCAGCAGGAAATAACAGCGCAGAGGATTACACGAATTATATCAGTAAAGCAATACAATCCTATATGGGTACTGGTGATTTCTTTGCAGAAATATCCTATGACAAAACCATACAAGGACTACCAGTCGGACAATACTTCATACAACCACATCGGATGATGTACCACTACGACACCGACCAATACGGTCTCATAGGTACGAACATACGATACGAACCTGATGAACTAATACATGTGATGATACCAGACATAACTAATGAGATATGGGGCCAAAGCCCCATTGATGTTTGTGCGAAGAGTATAACTATGGATATTAACGCACGGAACTTTAATAATGATTTCTTCGAGGCGAAGATGGACCCACGTGGAGCGTTCGAATTCGATAAGGATATGAATGATGAAGATGTCCGGACAGCAGTCGAGCTGATGAAAGAGAACGCACAGGAAAACCCCCGGGGCCATATAACACTACACGGTGCTAAGTATCAGAAGATAACACAGACAAATCGTGATCTTGAATTCACCACACTATTAAATATGATGCGTGACCGTTGCATCATGACCTACCAGGTACCGCCGAAGCTTGTTGGTATTAAGGATGGTGGGCAACTTGGTGGTAAAGGTGATAGTGAAGAGGATATGAAACTCTTCAAGAAACGTCTTGGTGGGCGTGTTTTCAAACCATTCGAGAGCGAGTTTAAGCGTGTGTTAGGATCTGCGTGGAAGTCCTTCGGATGGGATGAGGAGTTCCACTTTGGAGATATTGACCTTGAGGATAAGCTTCAACGGGTTAATATTGAGAACATACGCCTACGGAATGGTTCTAAGTTCATAAATGAGATAAGGACTGATTATGGTGAGGACCCGGTACCATGGGGTGATGAACCATTACAATATGCTATTGGTGGTGGTACTGGTTATAATATGCCCACAGAACCTGTTAAGGAAGTAGTAGAACGTGATGCTTTTAAGGTTAAATCAATATTACAACGTAAAGGTTACATCCTCTAAGAATAGAAATGGAATGGTTGATATTTAATGTGCCAACACTGCAAAGATAATACTGTCAGGGTAGATGAGAAAATATTAGATGCCCTGATAATCAGTAGCAACCTCAAACCAGAGGACCTGACTGGATTGAAACAGAAAACAGCAACACCATTATCAGCACCGGATTTTAAACCAGATACCATGATAGGTGAGGGTGAACCAACAAAGGATGAAATAGAATACAGGGAAGCCCTACTAGACTTACTAAGAAAATTATATGATAAGATTAATAAGATCATATTCACTGATAAGGACCCTTCAAAGAAAGTTGATAATATTGATAAGCCAGTGCAGAGCTTTATAAAAGATGGTCAGAAACTAGTTGATAAGCACATACCACGTATATGGAATGATGGAATAGATGAGGGTATTAGGACACTTGAAAAGATAGATAAGGATAATGAATATGATCCTGATAAAATTGATACTTTTAAACTTGAATTAATCCTATTACAACAAAAATTAAACATAAGAAAGATAGGCTTAAACCTGCGTGGAAGAATAGAACAACACATCCTGATCAAAGCGATACAACAGCATAAAAAGCAATCAACTTCGGAGCAGAAATCAATAATAAAAGCCAACCCCACATCCAATTGGACCGAGTGCATGAGAGAATTACATAAGATAGAACCGGACTTGACAGAAGATGAACTACGTGACTGGTGCGGTGACTATGTTGGTGCGTGGGGTGAAGCTCAGGGTAACACTGATAAGGCTGGGATGTTCGGATGGATAGAGGCACATAAAGAAGCCATACTCGGAGCATTAATCCTTGGTATTATCACCATAGACAGGACACTTGTAGCGGATTGGGTGACTGCTGGTGATGATCGTGTATGTAGTGATTGTCTCAAATTAGAAGCGAACAGCCCATATAATGTTGATGAATGGCCAGAGGAACCGCATTTTGGTTGTAGATGTGAACAAGAAAATGTTAGAACAAAATAATATCATATACTATCCCCTTTTTTTTATGATAAAAAAAAAGAAATAAGGTGATTATTAACATGCCATACAGTACAGAAGAATATATCCATCTACCCAACCCAGAACACCCCGAGAGCGAATTCCGACTCAATAATAAAGGACAGGTGAACATAGTAGGAACCATCAACTTCGGAGCAGGAGTAAAAGGACGACTAGGATTACTAAGAGGAAATGGCAAATCAGCAGTTTACGTTTACCTATTCAAAAAAACAAAATATGATAAAAACTCTGCAAAGGAGTGGTTAAAAAATCATGGGAGTGATAAAACAATGAACAATAACCTACTAACCAATAAAAAATTCAAATTCAACCTACCAGTCACCAAATCCTACACCGGAGATGACGGCTTCCTATACCTCGAATACGCACTAGCAACCACGGATGTGGACCTTGAGAAAGAACAAGTAACACCGAAATTCCTGGAGAGCATGGCCGAACAAGCACCACACATAAACATGTACCTGGAACACAGTTATACAGAAGAAAACACACTAGGTCCTGTTGTGAGTAGTGAGATCAAAGGAAACCAACTATGGGTTAAGGGACGTGTGCGGAAATCTAAGGAAGAGAAAGTGAACGACCTACTCAAATCCGGAACACATATGGGCGGTTCTTTTGGTGGTATATGTCATAAGGATTATGTTGAGGATGGTATAAGGAAATTAGATGAAGGTTTACTATTAGATGCTACTTTCACACCGATGCCGGTTAACCAGGCAACACTGGGAACAGCTAGTATGGAGTATAAAGGATGCACAGTATGTAACCAGATAATTAAGAGTATTGAACGTAAATATGACCTTGATATTTCTGATAAGATAATTGAACCTGAAATAGTTGAAAATAAAAGTATTAAAAATAGTAAGGAGGATATAAACATGGAAGTAGAAGAAATAAAAGAACTATTAGATGCTAATAAAGCATCAATATTAGATGAAGTTAAAGAATTAATTAAACCACTCAAACCAACACCAACCGTTGATGAAGTGGGAAAAGAAGTAGATAAAGCGAAAGTGGAAGTTGAGGAATTTGATAGAGAAGCTTTCGTTAAAGACATAACTGATGGTGTGCTTAAATCACTGGGAATAGAACCAGATGAAGAACCAGAGGAAGAACCGGCTAAGATGGTTGTTATGGATGCTAAGACCCTTGAAGAGAGGGATGAGGAATTAGTACAGAAAGCCCTTAAATCAATAGCTAAGAACCGTGAGGGCGAGCCTAAATCTAAAAGATTAGGCGGGCCCAAATTCATCAACGCCGAGAAAGAAAAAGAAGAGATGGATGAAACCAGGGATGTAGGTAAGGTTTCAACCAGGAAAGCGGCTGAGATGTTAGTTCAGAGGAAAGGACTCTAAAAAAAAAGATAATTAAAGTATTTATTTGATTAGGAGGTATATAATTATGACTACAATAGAAGAAGCGATGAAAGGACATTTCGCAAGTAAAGATGAACTCGTCGAACTCCAAAAAGCACTAAGCACCGATGCAGGTAGTGCTGGGGATATAATAGAACCAGAGATAGACCCCACATTACAGAATATGGTGGTGAAGAAATACCCATTCTACAGTTACCTAAACGGTATGGGCCGGGTGACCGCTACACGATCTAATAAACCATCATTCCTTAAAAAATTATCCGGTGGTGCTGGTGGATTCATATCAGAAGGAGGAGATTTAGGAGATGCAACTGATAGTGCTTATGACCTTATAACTGGAACCATGACCACATGGAGATACAGATTAGAACTTACCGACCAGCTAATCATGGGTTCACAAGACAGTGTAATAGATGTGTATGAGCAGGAGATACAGGATGGACTAGAAGCCCACCTCGGAGATATTGACAGTGCAATGCTAACCGGAGCAGCAAGTGGTAATAACCCTGTTGGTCTGTCAACATTAATAACAACTAACACTGACAATTTTAGTGGTACTGAGGAGATTACTGATAAGTTCCAGTTAGATAGTATGTGTAATCAGATAATGGATGCTGGTGGAATGCCCAGCGCACTAGTGACATCAAGCAATGTCAAATCACAACTTGAAGATGTACTCTATCCAAATGTGAACGCACCACTCATACCAAGGACTGAGATGGCCTTCGGATTCCAGGTTACACGTTACGATTCACCCGCTGGTGAGATACCTATCATTGTTGACCCAGCCCTTGCTGGTGGAAGTAATGATGAGCAGATACTGTTTGTGGATTACAGCACTCTTATGCTGAAGTATCTGATGGAACCACGTGTCATTGATCTTGCGAAGACTAAGCTAACCACATCTTCTGTTCTGGCTTCTTTCCAGAGTTTCATGTGCCGTGCTGAAGAGTTCAATGGTAAAATTTATGGTATTAAGACTAAAGCATAATAATTAGGAAAGAGGAGTTCTTTTTCCTTTTAATTTATTTTTTTTTCACAAGATAAAAGGGGTGACAATAGAATGGTTCAATTAACAGAGGCTGAGGCGAAGAGGATTAACAGGCAGAACCGTAGTAGTTATGAAACAGGATTAGGAGATCGTATCAGGACACTGGAAAGTGGAGTAGCAACTGCTGATCCTGCATCAGCTGGTAAGGTACCTATCTATGATGATACTGGTGCACTTGCACCACAATCAGTGACTGGTGATGTAACAATAGATACCAGTGGTGTTACCAGTATAGGGGCTGATAAAGTCCTTGAAGGTATGGTTAAAGTTAAAACTATCAGTGTAACTATTGCTGCTGGATCTGCAACTGGGACAGTTACAGATGCGGATGCTGTAGATGGTGTTATACTTGGTGTTTATCCATCAGCTGATGCTGGTAGTGCGATTAAAAGTGTAGCGCTTACAGCTGGAAGTGGGAAGATTGATGTTGAATTACTAAGTAATCAAGCAGTAGAAACACCGGCAACTGTACAGGTTGTTGTGTTGCAGGCAGCTTAAATATATTTAATATTATATATTTTCCTTTTTTTTTAAATAAAAAATGACAGAATGAGGATTTTAATGAGAGAAGTACAATTCAAACACAAAAACGCTAACCACACATTACACTTGAAAGGTAAGAAGATAGTGTTTAAGAATGGCCGGGCACAGGTTGATGATGAGATAGCGGATGCTATTATTGACCTGGAGGATAATGATTACATGGTTAAGCCTGAGAGGAAGGTTAGACCGAAGAAACAACCCTCAAAAAAGAAGGGTTAAAAGATTAAAAAAGAATAAATGTTTGGAGGCAGATAATAATGGCAATGATTATCAAGGGAAAGGACCCCATTGCAGGTAGTAATGAGGGTATAACTTCAACAAAAATAACCGGAACAACAACCAGGCAAGGATTAGATGTTAACGTTGCGAATTATGTTAAACCAACCCGTAAAGAACAACTAACCCACACCGATATGAGTGGGGGGAAAATAACATTCACTAATCCAATGATTGGTATAGAAGTCTATAATGACAGTTCAGCAGATACTTTAACTTATACAATTAATAGTATAGATATCACCGTTGGACCTGGTAAGAGTGATACTGGTTTTTATGATAGTTTTACGGAAGTGACCATAGCAGGTACGAGTCCATCATTCAGAGCCATAGGACTAGGGTAGAATAAGAAGGTAATAATCTAGACCTTCGTTAAACCACACTATAACGAAGTAAAAAAAAATAGGAAAATATAAGGGAGCAAATAAAAGTATGGTTGAAATCAAACCTGATGTACGGATAACACGATACCGAGAAGATACTCTGAAATTATCTTTCCTATTCCAAAACCCTGATGGTACAGTTATGGATATATCAGGGCAGACACCAGAATTCTACCTGAAACAGAACAAGGAAGACATATACACACACTTAGATCCTGAAGTAACTATTGACAGTACAGGGATGGTGGATGGTGAGTTGGTGATAACAGTAGCGAGAACAGGGATGGAACTCCTTAAACCCGGTATATATGATTTTATCCTGAAGTTCACTGAGTCAGTCCCGGAAACACAAGTATTAGGTGAATTGGAATTAGTGGATGTGTGAATACTTATGACTGTTATTTTGGATAATAGTGTAAAGAGTAATATTATACTTAGAGAAGATAATAATAATATAACCATACCACAATACACCACCCGCATCATAGAAATAGCAAAACAAGGACCACAAGGACCATCAGGTGGCGGTGGCAGTGATTTCACAGGAACCGCAGGAGAGGGCGGATTACAAGCATACCAAATAGTCTACATAGACACACTAAACACTATAAAAACTGCAAGCGCATTAAACCCCACACACATCAATCGTGTGGTTGGTATAACAACCGAAACAGTAAATACTGGTGAGAATATTAACATACGAATACTAGGGGAAGTTACAAATGAAAACTGGGAACTCACACCAGGAGCTACTTATTTCTTATCAGATGGTGGTGAAATAACCACTAACATACCAATTACAGGGTTTTACCAAAGAATAGGGAAAGCATTAAACACCACCACCCTGATAATGGATATGGGAGAACCCATACTAATACAAAACTAAAAAATATATATATATATATATATAATTTTTTTTATAGGAGGATAATATTTTATGGCAACCAAAAAATATCTTAAACTCGATGATAATAGTAAAAGTATAGCAGAAGAATCCGCTACAGTAACCAGCGCCGGAGCAAGTGATGAAGGAAAAATAGTAGCACTAAATAGCACAGGTAAACTAGACGATACAGTAATGCCAACTGGTATAGGTGCTAATACAATTGTATTACCAGCATCAGAAGCCCTAACAGCTAATGATGTTATTAATATATACGATGATTCTGGAACTGTTAAAGTAAGAAAAGCAGATGCTACCGATGCCACTATGCCAGTGCATGGTTATGTTAAAGATAATGTTACGATGGGTAGTGATGCAACAGTATATCTTGACGGGCCATTACCAGGAACCGGTTTAACTGTTGGTTCCTCATATTTCTTATCTGAAACTGCTGGTCTGGTCACAACCACACCACCAACTACATCTGGTTCGGTTTGGCAAAGGGTTGGTGTTGCAATTTCAGCCACACAAATCGAATTTGAACCAGAACAACCAATAACAAGAGTATAAATACGATGTCTGAGAAAGTATTAGCGCTTAGTGATTCAGAGAAGAAGGTTATTGAGAAGGCAATACCCACCACTGATGAAACAACACTAAGACTCGCTAGTGATGGTAACTGGCTCAGTAAATATCCGAACATCGCCACCGGTAGCGATTACCTACAAAACACCGATGGTGTTAGTGGTACTGGTGCTACAGTCAGTTCATCCACTGACTGGGCCTATGAAGGTAGTAAAAGTTTTAAAGTAGTGACAAATAATAGTGCAAGTGGTGAGGGTGTCATCATATTAACAGAGAATATGTTACCCACAACTCCCGGTCAAGAACGTTACATCTCAACCTATTTAAAGGGTAGTAGTGGGACGGTCAAGGCACAATTAGTGTTTAAGAAGAGTGACGGGTCAGATGCAGGAACCATAACCGGTGCGGATATAACATTATCAACCACACCACAGATGATCAGCGTATCCGGTGTAGCACCAGCAGACACAACTTACATGATTCTGAAGATAATAACAACAACACAGCAGGGAATAACATTCTATGTGGATAAAGTACACATTAATGATAGTAGTAGTTCAAAGATAAGATTACCAGTCCTAATAGAGGAAAAAACAGTATCCGAGGCAACAGAAATAACATTCAGTAATCTGGATGGTGATAAGGACATTGAATACTATCTTGAATTTTATTGTTATTATACATGTACAGGCTATGGACTTACTTATTTATTACCGAACAATGTTACAACTAATTTATCAGGACACTATCACCGGTTTTGGGGTGGTAGTACAAGTGGTAGTACATATACTGATAAAATACCTTTATCGTATGCTGGTGCTAATGGTAATACTGTATATCTTTATGGTTTTGTAAACATGTATGTGAAAAAGGATAGTGAAAAAATGTTTATTGGAGAAACAACAGCAAGAGCACCAGATTATCACTTTGTACATATGATTAATGGTTCATGGATTAATACGACAGATAACCTAACAAACCTAAAAATAAAATCAGATGCTGCTAAGTTCACCGGTATTTTTAAACTGTATAAAAAAGTTGATATTAATTTGCAGAATTTATTATAAAAAAGAGAATGGGATGTTATGAGAGTATGAGTTTAATCACACTAGCAGAGCTGAAAGATGAAGCTACTATGCCAGATAATAGTATTGACTTATCTGATTATTCAGATGCACAGTTACAGAAGAAAATAGATTGGGCCATCAGTTATGTAGAGAGAGAATCAAACCGTATTTTCACTGATAAAACATACACACAAACAAGTGAAACCCATACTGGTGTGGAGATTCAACTTGAACATATACCAGTTAAAAGCGTTGAATCATTAGTAATTGATGGGGCTAGTATAGTGGAAACATGGTATACACTGGACAATAACACCGGACTTATAGCATTACACACAGAGCCAGAAGGAAACTATACTTACTCAGTTGATTATACTGTTTCTGAGGTTGATACTGATATAATTAATATTGCACGTGACATTTGTACAGATCTGATATTCAGGAAGATAGACGGAACATTCGATGAGGATGAAAGCATATCATCAATCAAGAGTGGTAATAGTCAGATCAGTTATAATCAGTCAACTAAGCAGGGAATAAATAATAGGCTTGCCAGTATTAAGAAGAACACAATTTTCTATGGGATAATCTAAAAAAAAATAAGGAGAAAAGATGATTATAATTATTGGGATGTGGTTAGTGTATGGATAGGTATGAACGAGCATTCCATAAATTATTAAGGCATATGGGTAAGGATGTAATGGTGACGAAGAGGATGAAACAATATGATAGTAATAATAAGATAATAGTTGATAATAAAGGACAACCAGAATACACCGAAACAACCAACCATTGCCTGGCACAGATAGACCTAGTAAAAGGTACAGAAAGATACATTGAAGGACTCATCCTCCAACCCGGCGATGCAATAGGATACTTCCAAAAAAAAGACATACAACACCTAAACACAGACACCATCATAAATGTGGAAATAGATGGTTTAAAATTCCAATTCGAAGTCCTTGAAATAAATCCGGACCTGATAAATATTGTTGTACCAATGAAACGTATCAAAACAGGAGAAAACTAAATTTATGGGAACTATCACAATACACCCTGATAAAGACCAGATCATAGATGATATACAGGGCAAACTGAACCAGTTACAGGACAAAGCACAGGACATGATCATAGATGTTTCTGACCTGTTCATGAGCATAGCACGTGTACTAGCACCATACCTCACCGGAGAACTAAGGGACAGTATACAAGTATTCCTGGGAAGCTCATTAGAAGCGACTATCGAATCATTACTCAACTACTTCGAATACGTAATCCTCGGAACAAGTGAACATGACATAGGAAGTCCCATATGGATTCCGCAGGTTGCTGATTGGAGATATATAGGTTTAAGCCCTGCTGGAAGGGGAAAACCACACCCTGGAACTAAAGCTAATGATTTCATGGAAGATGCCATGGCGGAGGGTGAGAATGAGGCCGAGCATAGGATTGATAATTTCATGGAGTGGTTAGCATCATGACAAAAAGAATATGTAATATAGTACCTGGAAAGTGGGGTGGTGACCGGTTCGACCATCCGGATATTCAGGGATTTGTACAGATGAGCGGTGTACAATTCAAAGTTAAAAACCTGGTATGGATTAAACCAACCGATACGACTGATGTGCAGGATATAGTTGAAGAGAGTGTTAAAACTATTCTTGAAGGATTGAAGTATAAAGATGAGGATTTGTTTGATAATGTTGTGATTGGTGATAGTAAACCATTATGGCCCGGTTTTGCATTAGTGAACTTCTCAGTACCATCAGAGGATGAGTTCAGAGCTGAGGAGATAGGCGGACCATTATTAATACCATTAGGTACGGGTTATGTTACTTTCGTGTTTAAGGAGGATGAGTTGGATGATGCACGTGTGAGGATGAGGAAGGCTCCACAGTTCTTTATTGATCATTTACTTGGGAATCCTTACCTTGAAGCGGATATTTAATTATTATTGAATTTTACTTTTTTTTTGGGAGGAATGATAAATCATGTCAAAACTAACTAAAGAAGGATTAGAAAAAACATTAGATCATTATATAAAGAATAATGATATATTCACAGCAAGAAACTTACTAAACAGCTTTGGAGAGATGTTTAAAGGTTTCCCATGTGAGAAATATTTAAAGCTTATGGATGAAGCTGAAAAGAGATTGAATAAAAAAGATTTAAAGGAGGAATAAAACCATGTTATACGTACCAAGCGCAAAAGTCGCAATAGAAAGCCCTAAAGCCCACATTGTTTTAGGAATAGAACATATAAAAGAACAAATGGTGGGAACCATCGGAGGAAGCCCCACACCAAACACAGTATTTGAAGTAGCCCACGGCCCAATATTCCCAAGGAGAAAACTATCAATAGCACCACAACCAGAGGACGTGACTGTTTATTTACTTAAAGGAACCACCTACACAGAGGCCGCCGTAGCATCTGTTGATTTAATAACTGATGTGGATACTGACCTTCAATACTACGGCCAAGTTACCTTGCAGACAGCACCCACCGCCGAAACCGCAGACGGTGTCTATATAACCTATCATGAAGAATTAACACCATATAAAATACAATCAATAAAAGATGACAGTAAAAGGGATAGTACAGATGTAACAGAGATAGGTTCAGACCTGAAACAAATCAGCTACGGAGCCAAATCAAAAACATTAACCATAGAATCCATAGTAGCAGACGTAGAACCACAACGTAAAGTAGGATTCGATACCTACACTGGAAGTGGAACTGTTCAAAATGGCTACGAGGCCTACGATGAGCGGGAAGGAATGATAAGCCTGCTTGCATATATCAACATAGCAGATACAAATGATGAATTTGTAGGAAGATACTACTACGAAGGAAGAGGAGATATCACAGAGTTATTCGGACTTAAAACCGGTGACAATCCTACAACCAGTATTGAAATAGCTGTTGATGAAAAGGTTAGATTAATAGTTCCTGAACTAGCTTAAACACTTTTCCAAATTCTTTTTTTTTTAATTCCTTTTTTAAAACAGAGATAAAAAAATGATTCCGAAGATAATCCACCAGATATGGGTTGGACCACATCCTATTCCTGAAAAACTGGAGGAATACAGCCAGACATGGAGGGATTTAAACCCAGAATGGAGATATAAAAGGTGGACTGATAAAAACATCCCTAAACTTGTAAACCAGAAAGAATACAATCAAGCAACAACTTACGCTGAAAAAAAGGATATATTAGAGCTTGAAATATTATACGAAGAGGGTGGTTTATATGTTGATATGGACTATTTCTGTCTTAAAAGCATAAACAAACCAATAGAAAGATGTGATAACCTTATACTAAACAAGGAAAGCTATAATCAACAAACAGAGTACCGAGAAGAACCATATAAAGAACTATACAACAACGCACTCCTAGGCTCAATACCAGGACACCCATTCATAAAGAAACTAATCGATGAAATACCAAGCAGAGCCAAAGCATGGAAGGAACTACCAGAGATAACGAAGATACAAGCCGGATGCCCCCCCTGCTGGAGAGCCGGGCCAATATACCTCACCGACATGCTAGAAAAGGAAAATATAAACTATTTTACACATGAACCACGTGTATGGAACCGAGCCTACGCACAGCACCCATATCATCAATCATGGCTAAAACCAGAAGGTAGGGTAAACGGCATACGCCGGGGAACTAGTAAATGGCAGGGTAAAATAGAGACGATGGACTATATCAAAAAGAACATAGCTAAGGACAATAAGATTTTAGATGTCGGCTTCGGAGCAGGAGTATACGGTAAACTACTTAAAAACAGTGGATATAAACATGTTGATGGGATAGATATTTATGGCGATGGTGTGAAAGAAACCGGGTTAGATAAGGTTTATAATAATATTTATATTGAGGATATACTTAGTTTTAGTTTTGATTTCTATGATTTGATAATATTTGGGGATGTCCTGGAGCACTTAGAACTAGAAGATGCTAAAAAGTTATTACAACGATTTATCCATGAAAATAAGTGTGATAACTTGATAGTTTCCATTCCTTACAAGTTGCCAGTAGCACCATTCCCAGAAAACAGATATGAAGAGCATTTACAACCAGACGTTACAGCAGAATACATAAAACAACATTACCCCTACTTAAAATTAATATATGATGAAGAATACGAGTTCATAACTGGAAATATAGCTGTATATGTTTGGAAACGAGAAAAAAAGATAATAGGTGGTTAAAATTTTAGAACTGAATTTTGAGGAACCAGAGGAATTCACTTTACCGGATGGAACGGTCTGCCAAATAGTTGGTATAAGACTCCGGGATATTAAAAAAGGATTAGACATTAACAAACTCCAGAAGAGCCTCCCAAAGATAAATAAATATGCAGATAAAGCCAAAGGTAAAAGTGAAGATGTGTCTGAACTAAAAATCTCTGACATGCCAGAAGAGTTATTAACACTTATGGATGAAGTTATAGAGTTTGGTATTATAGATAAAAAGACTGAAAAACTGGTTAAAATCCCAAGGAAATATCGTAACATGGGGATTGATATTACCTTATCCACTAAGATTATGAACGCCACGCTGCGGGGAGCACCAGAACCCGACCCTTTGCCCCAGAAAAAACAGTAGAAGAAATCTTAATAGAGCTTGAAGCTGCTGCTTACTTTTTACTCGAAAATACAACCTTAACTAAAAATGAAATATTAGACATGCCTTTCAGTCAGTTCAGACGATTTCTAGACTATAAAGCCGACCCCGAAAAATTCATGAAAGTCAGACAAGATCCAAAACAAGCTAAAGATGAACTTAAAGAATTTATGAAAAAGAACGTTGAATTTATGAAGAAAAACAAAGAAAAAGACTAAGGATTAATATTTTTTTATCTTCCCCCACCAACCCTGCGTGATAAATTATGTCTGATAAAAGCTTTGGAATCATCGTAACTGGTGATGTCAGTGATATTGAATCTAAACTAAGTTCATTAGTTGATAGTCTAAATGGGTTAGTTGACAGAATAATAAATGTAGATGTTAATGTTAATGTTACAGAATTAAATGAATTAAACACGGAAATTGAGCAGTTAGAGAATGAAACAATAACAACAGACGTAATTGTGAACGATACACAATTAACAGATGTCTCAACTGAGATGGTATCATTAGATAATCAATCAATCGATTGGGCAGTAAATGTTGATGATACACAATTAACAGATATTTCAACTGAGATAGCATCATTAGATAATCAATCAATCGATTGGGCAGTGAATGTTGATGATACATCTTTATCAACTCTTTCTTCAGATGCGGCTCAAGCAGCATCAGATATCGGAGCAATATCTGATGCAGCTGCTGATGCTAGCAATGCACTTTCAACAATAGATGCAGCTACCCTAGTTGAAGCAGCCAGTGCTGCCGGTGCGTTGGGAGATAGTTTAGGGGCGGCAAGTGAAGAAGCATCAAGTTATTCTTCAAATATGGAAGGTGCTTCTGATTCAACATCCGCCCTTAGTGGAGCTGCAAGTGCATTAGTAAGTCTAGGTATTGGTGCTTTCTTTGCAGAAGCTGTTAATGGTGCCGGAAACTTTAATGATAGCTGGGGTCGATTAGCCAATGCGGTTGGTGAAGGTGGAACAGCAATAGGCGTTGTACAGGCAGAATGGACAACCGCCATCACCACAATGACCGAGAACACCGGACGATCAGCAGGGGTGATCCGGGAATACATCATCAACATGGGAACTGCAGGGGTAACCAGTAAAGACATATTAATATCTTCTTTCTCAGGAATTGCCGGGGCTGCATATGTAACAGGGAATAGCATAGAAACAATAGAGAATGCTTTTAAAAGGGTTGTTTCAACAGGAACATTAGGATCAAGACAATTAGTGCAGTTAGGATTAACAAGCCAGGATGTGTATAATGCCACTGGTATGTCCGTTGAAGATGTTAGTGCAAAACTTCAAACAATGGACACCAATCAACGGGCTGCATTCCTCGGGCATATAATGAATGCCAAATATGGTTCTGAAGCTAATGAAGCATATAAAAATTCATGGGAGCATGTATTAGATGTATTGCAGCGTACATGGGATTTGCTATCAAGACTGATTGGAGATTTAATTTTACCTGTTTTAATACCAGCATTAGAATTCGTTTCATGGATATTATCATCTTTGGCAGGGTATATTCAGAAATTGGATGGGCCAATGAGAACAGTAGTAAGTGCTGTAACTATTCTGGCTGGTGGTTTTGTATTCTTAGCGACAACTATGGGTGCTCTTAAAGGAATTATGGATCTGTTACAAATTAGGTGGGTCTTAGAAACATTAGGGATTTTATCTAATACGGCTGCAACAGATGCGAATACGGCTTCACAAAATTTAGGATTACTTTCTAGGATTAGATTAGCTGCAGCAAGTGCAGGAAATACAGCTGCAACTATTGCAAATACAGTAGCTACAACCGTATCGACAGCAGCACAATGGCTGTGGAATGCTGCCCAAGATGCGGGAATAATCAGTGCTTTAAGGGCTGTTGCTTCTCTTGCTGTAATGGTTGTTTCTATGGGTGCTTATGCTCTTGCAGCGGGTCTTGCTACAGCGGCTCAGTGGGCTTTGAATATTGCGATGGATGCTAATCCTATTGGTATTATCATTTTAGCTATCGCTGGTTTGGTTGCTGCCTTACTATGGCTTTATAATAATAATGAGTGGGTTAGGAATAGTATTAATTGGTTATGGGATTCGTTGAAAGGATTAGGTGAATGGATATGGAATGGTATTGGCCCGGCATTGAAATGGTTAGCGGATGTTTTATTAGCACCGTTGACATCTATTTATAATTTAATCACCGGTAATAAGTCATTAGCTGATAGTTGGAAATGGTTAACTGATACTATACAAAGTGGTTTTAGTAATTTTGTTGCTTGGCTTTCGGGTCTTCCAGCTCAGATCATGGGTTTTCTTGGAGGTATCCCAGCAATGTTACAAGGGGCTTTTTCTGGTTTTATGGAGTGGCTGGCTGCTTTACCTGAAAATTTAGGTAGGGCTGTTGGTGATGCAATTGTCCTTGTTTTGCAGGGTATTTATACTATTCTTAAATTTATCACAGACTTACCAGGGCAAATAGCAGCTGCAATTACTAATCTTGGAACCCAAATTGTAGCAGCTGTGGGTAATGTCGGACCGATGATTAGCGGTGCGTGGAATCAGATAACAAAGATTTTCACGGACTTTTATAATTTTATGGTAAATCTTCCAGGGAATATCCTTAAAACTTTAACAGATTTAGGTAGTCAAATTGTAACTGGGGTAATGGATATTCCTAACCGAGCTAAGAGAGAATTGGATAAGATTATTTACGAGTTTAAATATTTCCTTAACTGGCTTAAAGGTTTGCCTGGTGAAGTTTATAAGTGGGTAAGTAAAGCTTTTAATGATATGGTTAATTTTATAATGGATATTCCTAACCGAGCTAAGAGAATATTGGATAAGATTATTTACGAGTTTAAAAATTTTATTAACTGGCTTAAAGGTTTGCCTGGACAGTTATATCAAGCCATCATTGATGCCTGGAATGGATTCCTAAGGGGATTATCTGAGAAATTTCCACAAATAAAGTTCTGGTTAGATAAAATAGCCGGACTATTCCCCCACAGCCCACCAAAAGAAGGTCCATTAAAAGATATAATGGATTGGGGGGCTAATATGTCTGATGCTATCCAATCAGGATTAGATAGGTCTTTCCCCGGATTAATATCTAATTTTGCTGATAAAATGCAGACACTTAAAGATATTGGAACAGATTTAAGTGCAGATATGGGTGATTTATCCGCCTTCTCCATGAGCGAGTCCACGGTTCATGCGGTTTCTAATCCGACTAATTTAAGCCAACATACACATCAGTGGGATGTTAATGTTAAGGTGGATAAGCTGGATGTTTCCAGTCCAGAGGCGACTGAAGATAGTGTTGAAATATTATTTAACAAGTTCATGGAAAAGCTTAAAAGTGAATACAATGTGGAGTTAGGCCAAAAAGGTATTAACCCATTCAGATTAAGGTGATCATCTTATGGCTTATGAATATTGGATGTTTAATAATATACCTATTGAAAAGGTGATAAAGTCTAATTACAATGTCAGTAATGGCACTATCACTTTAACCTGTTTTGCAGATTGTGATGGTATTAATGATTGCCGGACGGTTATTGCAGGTTGGAGGATGTATGAAAGCTTGGAGAAAAGCAGGACTAAAAGTATGGGTGGTACAACTAATTTACAGACTTCAAGAGCCGGTACGTTTCTTTTAACTAATGCTTTGCAGAACTTTGAAGCGGTGCTTACCAAGGTCACTTCAACTATTGATGAGTATTTTAACGATGAAATTAAGCCCTTATTAATTTTTGA